ATATACATGCTTTAACATAAAAAGTTTTTATATTTTTTAATTGCTTTCGTCAACTTAATATAGTATGAAGATGGGAAAAGGAGGATCTTATGGACTTAGAGGCAGAGTCAACCATAACGGTTGATACAGCATTGTCATCAGACATTGCTAAATCTTGCAATAAGTTATTAGAAACTCAGAAGGAACTTAACACTCTTGACGATCATATAAAAACGTTGAAAGAAACAGAGTCCACTCTTTCTGAGCAAACTATTCCTGACTTAATGCATAGAGCAGGTGTCTCTTTAATTAAACTTAAAGACGGCTCATCCGTAGAAGTTAAACCTTTTTACTCTGCTCGAATTCCTGTATCACGTACCGAAGAGGCTTTTACTTGGCTTCGCGATAATGGTCACGGGGATTTAATAAAAAATAACGTTCTGCTAACTTTTGGAAGAACTCAAGATAATGAAGCCAAATCTTTGGTTGCTGACTTAAGAGAAAAAGGGCATAACGTTAAACAAACCGAAAAGGTGGAACCTATGACTTTGAAGGCGTTTGTAAAAGAACAAATTCAAGAAGGTAAGGACGTTCCATCCGAGGTTTTCGGTGTGTATGTTGCTAGCAAAACAAAAATAATCACGAAGGAGGAATAATGCAACAAGACAACACGGCTCAGGCTAAAGAGCTCACGAAAAAGAAGCAAAACTTGCCACAAGCAATAGATTTGGAAGGCTCCGCTGGCGAGGGTCAAGAGTATGTTACGGCTCGAGACACTAAACTTCCAATACTCAAAATACTTTATGCAAACTCTCCCGTTTTAAACAGCGATGATGGTAAGTATATTGAGAGAGCCAAGCAAGGTGATATCTACAATGAAGTTACAGGTAATCTGTGGAAAGGAAAAGAAGGTATCATTGTAGCCCCTTGTTTATATTATAACACCTTTAATGAGTGGAAAGATAGAGGCGACAGTCCAGGACGACCTGTAAAAATACATACCGATCCTGCGATTATGTCTGAAACTACTAGAGGTGAAGATAATAAAGATAGGCTGCCTAATGGTAATTATGTCGAAGATACGGGGAATCACTTTGTTTTTATTCTGGACAAAGACTATATCCCTCAAGAACAGGCATTAATTGCTATGAAGTCAACTCAGAAGAAGAAATCTAAAGTCTGGAATTCGATGATGCAAACTCGAAGAGTGAAGGGCACTAAAGGTTTCTTTAGACCACCTACATGGTCGACTACTTATAAGTTGACAACTACTAAAGAATCCAATTCTCTAAATCATTGGTATGGATGGGTGGTAGAGTTTGATAAGTATCTTACTACCGTACAAAATGCCAAGACACTTGAGATCACACGCGAATTTTATAGCGGTGCAAAAGAAAGTGATATCTTTGGTAAGGTTGACTACTCGTCAACGGACATAAATCAAGAACCTAAGAAAACTGCTGTACCGTTTTAATGCTAAAACGGTTAGCAGATCTTTTCGAAGGAGATCCTGACAAGTTCATTACCACTTCGCTTACGGGCGAAGTGGATGAACGGGGAAAGCGCCAAGCGGAATACCTCACGATTCACGAACCTCTTACTAAAACTAAATGGCAGCAACATTTAGACGGCAAAACGAGGATCGGATTACGACCAGAACATAAAGACAAAGTTAAATGGGGCTGCATTGATGTAGACCCTACTACCTACAAAGATTATTCACAAAAAAAATATGTTGATATTATAAAAGAATATCAACTCCCTTTAGTTCCTGTTAAATCCAAATCAGGAGGACTTCATTTATTTTTATTTTTAAAAGATTGGGCAACCGTTGAGGATGTAAGAAAAAAATTAGATGAATGGAATGATACCTTCTTTATGGCAAATGAAGTTTTCCCAATGAATAAAGCAGTAACAATGCCATACTACAAGATGAATGCAACAACAGAATTTGCTTTTGACAATAATTCAAATCCGTTGATGATAGGAGCATTCCTAGATCTAGCAGAAGAAAGAAGGTTAACAGTAAAAGAATTATACAATTTAAAAACCAATGCATACGAACCCGAAGCCGATTGGCAACACTATTCTCCATGTGTACAAAAACTTATAACAGATCCCTGGCCTGGAAATAATCGCAATAATTTTCTTTTTAATATTATGGTTCTTGAGAATAAAAAGACCGACGGTAATTTAGATTTAAAAACTTTTCAAGAAATTGCAGTCCAAAGAAACAAACAATGTTTTGTTAAACCTTTGAGTGTTAATGAGGCCAAGACAGTTGCTAAATCAGTTAAACAAAGTGGTTATCATTATAAATGCCCTCCTAAACATAACGAACTCTCTCCTATTTGCAATAAAGAATTATGCAAACTGCGAAAATTAGGAATAGGCCCACAAATTCCGGACATTATGGATGAATTTGAGGATATTATTTACACTCGCGATTCTAAAACAATCTATTTTAGTTTTACCTATAAGGAGCAACACATTACTGCCGAACCCGAAGATATGAAAGATGAAAAATCTTGGCGCACTAAATTATTAAAGTATGGAATTTATTGGATGACTCTTCCCCGCCAAAGAAAAGGACCACCCCTGTTTGAATTAATGTTACAAGAATTAACAAAAAGAGCCATCGAAAATGAACAAGCAAAATATACAGACACAATCGAGGAAGAAAAATATGATGTTCTTAAAGCATTCTTTGAACAGACTATCGAACAAGACGATTTTGAAAAATTAAAAGATGGATATGTAGTGTTAGATTCTAAAACTAATATCTGTTATTTTAAGAGGAGTACTTTGAATAATTGGTTGTCTAGACCTGGAAATAAAAAATTTAAAAGCACTATGGAAGCCTTTCAATTATTAGGCTGCCAAAGACACGATTATTTTGAAGGGATACAAAATGTTTGGTACGTGACGCTGCCGGAATTTGTAAAACATGTTACTATAAAACCTACAACAAAGACAACAAAGACAACAGAACTAGATGATGAATATCATACCGGAAAATTCAGAACTCAAGAATCTAAAAAACCTGTACCACAAGACAATTAAAATTTTTGGCCCACCAGGGACAGGAAAAACTTACACATTGGTGGAAAGAGTACTCAAAAGATATTTAAAAAAAGGAGTACCTCCTGATCAGATCGCTTTCATTTCCTTTACCAATAAGGCAGTTAACACTGCGATCGAAAGAGCTTTAATAGCTTTTCCTCAGTACACCACCAAAGATTTTGAAAGATTTAAAACATTACACAAATATTGTCGAAGATATTTTGAAGAAGAAGTATTTGATCCTAAAGATTGTATGATTGATTTTGCTCTTCAAACCAAAATTGTTAAAGAGAGTGACAAAAGATTAGCAGACGATAATTTTACTTATAAAGATTGGTCTCTTTCTATCTATAGCAAAGCTAGAAATATGCTCGCTAATCCTACCGAAATTTATAAAAAAGAATCCTACCAAAAGGACTCACTCGATGTTTTTATCAGAAAGATAAAGACTTACGAACACTACAAACAATCAGGAGGGGAAAGATCCTTCATTGATTTTGATGATATGATTGAAAGAGCTATTAACGAAGTAGAATTTCCTCCTTTAAAAGTTTTAATTCTAGATGAGGCTCAAGACTGTACTCCATTGCAATGGTCAGTTATATATAAAATGGCAAATAACATTGATAGAATTTATCTAGCAGGAGATGATGACCAGGGAATATATAAATGGAACGGTGCCGATCCAAAATATTTTACTACTTTTTTTCCAGGGCGCAAAGTAAAACTTAGAAAAACAAAACGGTTTGGTGAAGCAATTCATCATTTTTCTCAAATTATTAGAAGAGGAATTCTAGATAGCGAAGAAAAAGATTATCAGTATGAAGATAAAGAAGGCTATGTAAAAAGATATTTAAATTTTAAAGAAATTCCTTTTTCCGAACTAGAGGGAACATGGTATATCTTAGGACGAATCAATAAAACCGTAAATGAATTAAGAATGATTGCTAAGGATGCGGGCCTCTACTTCGCTGACAATGACGGTAATAAATGTTTTGACCCCGCTCAATGGGAAGCTATTAAAGCGTGGACTAGAATCTCTAACGGAAAAAGAATTGATAAGAAACGGGCTCAAAAAATGTATAAATATATTAGGGAATTAAAAGATCCTGCGTATAGAACCGATAAATTTTGGAGAGCTGAACCGGATTTTAAAGAATATAACTTTGAATCCCTACTAGAATGGTCGGGATTAGATATACCTAAAACTTCTCAAAAGAAACAATGGTGGTGGATCCTGCGAAGAAATTTTACTCCTAGACAAGTTATTTATTTTTTAAGGTTGCTAAAAAGATATGGGCAACACCAATTGGATGAAGAGCCTCAAATTATTATAGATACCATTCATTCAGTTAAGGGAGGGGAAGCAAATCATGTAGTCCTTTATGGAAAAGGAAACTTTCCTTCTAATTATAAAAGTAAAAACAAACAAGAAAAAGGTGATGAAAAAAAAGTATGGTATACAGGCGCAACTCGTGCTAGAAACACGATCCACCTATTGAGCACGGATTATAAATATAACTATCCATTGGGAGGAGATTATTTAGTATATGTTCAGGAAACCTGTAGATAAAAATTATTACACTCACCTCAAAGAAATGATAAAAAAAATAAAAAAAGAAACCAAATGGAAAGACAAAGACATTTTAAAAATAACAGCAGAGGCCCAAATTAGATTGAAAATAAAAAAACCCGGGGAGAAGAAAGAAATAGAAAATGACTGATAAAGATATGTTTAAAGATATGACGTATGAATCACTTAATAAACAAGTAGATGGTACTCATTATAAAGGTTTCAAAATTGAACCTGCTCAATTTATTTCAGAAAATCATTTAGAGTGGGCAGAAGGAGAAGCTATTAAATACATCTGTAGACACAAGCTTAAAGGAAAAGAAAAAAGTATTGATAAAGCAATTCATTGTTTAGAAATAATTAAAGAAAGAGATTATTCGTGAGTTTACAGCTTTCCATGAATTTTAAAAAACACATCTGGTCTTGTCCTGCAGAATATAAAGATCTTTCTCACGCTAAAGAAATAGCAATTGATTTAGAAACTCGTGATGAGGGAATTGGTTCTGGCCAGGGGGCGGGTTGGGCAACTGGTAACGGAAATATTATCGGATTTGCAGTCGCCATCGAAGGCTGGCAGGGCTATTACCCTTTCAAACATTTTGGCGGCGGCAATATGATCCCCGCTCAAGTTAAAAAATATATAAAAGATGTGTGCGCCTTACCCTGCACCAAAATATTTCACAATGCTCAATATGACATAGGATGGTTAGAACAAGAAGGATATAAAATTAACGGAGAGATCATTGATACAATGGTTGCTGCAGCCATCGTGGATGAGAACCGATGGTCCTACTCCTTAAATACTTTGTCCAAAGATTACCTGGGAGAAATTAAAGCAGAAACCGATTTAATTATTGCAGCTAAAGAACACGGCGTAGATCCCAAAGGCGAAATGTGGAAACTGCCTGCGGAGTATGTGGGATTTTATGCTGAACAAGATGCACGACTCACGTACCTGTTATGGCAACAACTTAAAAAAGAAATTATTCAACAAAGTTTAGAAACGATTTGGGAGCTCGAGTCTAACCTACTCCCAGTATTAATAAAAATGCGTCAGCGAGGTGTACGAGTGAAGGTACAACAAGCTGAATCATTACGATCAAAAATGCGCATCCAAGAAAAAGAACTACTACAGGAAATAAAAAAAGAAGCAGGGTTAGGAGTAGATATTTGGGCAGCACGCCAAATTGCGACAGCTTTTGATAAGCTGAAGATAGACTACCCACGGACTGCCAAAACACACGAGCCATCATTTACTCAAAACTGGCTGATTAATTGTAAACATAAAATTGCTAAACTTATTGTAAGGGCACGCGAAATAAATAAATTTCACAATACCTTCTTATCTTCTATCATGAAGTACCAGGTCAAGGGAAGGATTCATGCTGAAATAAATCAATTAAGGTCCGACAACGGAGGCACCGTCTCAGGAAGACTCTCGATGTCCCATCCTAATCTTCAGCAAGTACCAGCCCGCAACAAAGAGTTTGGTCCTATGATTCGATCTCTATTCATTGCGGAAGAAGACCACGAGTGGGGGAGCTTTGATTACTCACAGCAAGAGCCACGAATGACGGTTCATTATGCAGCCTCTATCGGTGATGGCTATGAAGGAAGTACTGAATTAGTGGAAGCTTATCATAAAGCGAGTACCGACTTTCACCAAACGGTCGCTGACCTGGTAGGAATAGACAGAACTCAGGCTAAGACTATAGGGTTAGGCTTAATGTACGGAATGGGCAAAAATAAACTGGCTAATTCGCTAGGATTATCAAAAGAAGAAGCACAACTGCTAATCTCAAAATATAATAGAAAGGTACCCTTTGTAAAATTATTGTCTGAGAGGTGTATGCAGACTGCAAGCGAAAAAGGTGTTATAAGAACGAAGAAAGGTAGAAAATGCAGGTTTAATTTATGGGAACCTAGAGATTTTGGACTTCACACTGCTGAAACATTTGATAATGCCGTAGCTAAGTATGGAAGAGACAATATAAAAAGAGCTTATACTTACAAAGCATTAAACCGGTTGATTCAAGGATCTTCAGCTGATCAGACTAAGCAAGCCATGCTCGCTTGCGCAACTGCTGGGCATCTTCCCATCTTACAGATTCATGATGAGTTATGCTTCAACATTCAGAATAAAAAAGTAGCAGACGAAATTAAAAAAATTATGGAAGGATGTATCGAATTTAAAGTACCCTTTGTGGTAGATAAAAAATTAGGAGACTCCTGGGGCAATGCCAAATGATGAACTAGCTTATTTAGCGGGAGTGTTTGATGCCGATGGATCTTTCGGAATGTGGTCCAAAGGTGAGGGGAAAAATAAACAATTAAGAGTGTGCGTAGATATGTCAGATGGAGATATAATATTGAAATTTCTAACTTTTTTTAAAGCAGGTGCAATCTATTCAAGAGTCCCAAAAGACCCTAATCATAAATTAATGTATAGCTGGCGTGTTACTCATAGAGACACAGCTATTTCTATTCTAAGAACGATGTTTCCTTATTTCTCTAAAAGAAGACAAGCTAAATTTCACGAGGTCGCTGGTGGCTGAATTACTTACCACAACTGACGGATCACGAACCACGGTCCATCCTTGGTATCAACTGATCAAGCATAGACTTATTCATATCGAGTTAAGCAAAATCCAAATTATTCCCAACGTCGCTATTTCAATTGACGAAGACTCTAGAAAAGAGTTTCAAAAAGAAGGAATGCTAGTTCCTATTATTATAGATGAAACTAACTTACTGGTGGAAGGAGCTAAAAGACTTAGATATTTTAAAAATGTAGGTAGTGATGCTCTGGTCTATCAAGCCAAAAGTACTGATGAAGAAAATTTTTTAAAGAAATTAAATGAAAAATGTTTCCATCTTCACCCTAATATATTTGATTGGGGATTTATGTTTGAAAAAGATATGCGCAAGTATACCAACAAGGTATTACCCCTGTTGCAAGAAGGCGTAACACCTTCCCTAGTTAAGTAGCGATACTTGGCTTGTTATCGTAATCAACATTTATTTCAATTTGTGTCTTTAGGTCTTTTATCTGAAATGAGGCCACCTTCATCTCGTCCTGTTGACCCTTCGTAGCCAACTGAGCCCATTTGTGCTCTAAGTTTAGCTTCTCTTGTACCATCTGTTGCAACGCCATTAGCAAACTCCTCGTACGTTAGGCGGACAGTCTTATTGGCATAAAAACCCTTCGTATGTTCAGGTATGGTTTTATCTACCTTAATCTTGCCCTGTTCAACCAGCTCTACAAATCGTAATAGAGCCGCTTTATCGTCCGCTGCTTCCACATTCCCATTTAAATAAGAACCATATACAAAAGCTTGGATACGATATAGCTTCATAAGCTACTATAAGACATGCTGGGGCGGTGTGTCAAGGTTATTGCCATATGATTTGATGAGTGGTTGAGAGATCTTTGGGGATGCAATTTATAGTCATTTCTGTGACATAGGACCCTTTATTTTTACGATTGAGCATGATTTTGGTACCAAGGTACTCGGCTCTGTCAATACAGCTCTGAAGGGTGATATGCTTTGATTTCTCATACTCATATATGTTGCCGCATTCCTC